CGGGCGCTGTCGCGTACAGACCGGCGGCATTTATACCGACTGGCTCCAGTGGCTGACGCACCGGGCCGGGCGCTCGCGCACCTGGTGGGCTCCCTCTGTTGGTGAGCAGGTGATGATTCTGGCTGTGGGCGGTGAGCTCGATACCGCCTTTGTGCTGCCGGGTATTTATTCCGACGACAACCCCGCGCCGTCGGCCTCGGCGGATGCCTGGCACGTTGAGTTTCCCGACGGTGCCGTTATGAGTTATGAGCCGGAAACCGGCGCGCTGACCGTCACCGGCATTAAAACCGCCGATGTGACCGCATCCGATTTGGTTGCCGTCAGCGTGCCGGTGGTGCTGGTAAAAGCCTCGACCCGCGTCACCCTCGATACGCCGGAGGTGGTCTGCACCAACAAGCTGACGACCGGCACACTGGAGGTGAAGCAAGGCGGCAAGATGTCGGGTGATATCGAGCACAGCGGCGGCTCATTCTCTTCTAACGGCAAGGTGCTCCACACCCATAAACACCCAGGCGACAGCGGTGGACAGACGGGAGAACCACTATGACAGCACGTTATCTCGGCATGAACCGCACGACCGGTGAAAGCATTTCAGACGTTGACCATATCAGCCAGAGCATCGGGGATATTCTGCGCACGCCCGTCGGCTCCCGCGTCATGCGTCGTGAATACGGCTCGCTGTTGTCGCAGATGATTGACCAGCCTCAGACCCCGGCGCTTGAGCTGCAAATTATGGCCGCGTGCTACATGGCGATCCTGAAGTGGGAGCCGCGCGTCAGGCTGACCAGCATCACTACAGCGCGGCAGTTTAACGGGCAGATGGTCGTCGACGTGACCGGCCAAATCACCGATACCGGCGAGAGCCTTTCCTTAACCATCCCTGTGAGTTGAACCTATGGCAGTTATCGACCTGAGCCAGCTCCCCGCGCCTGATGTGGTGGAAACACTGGATTTTGAAGCCATCCTCGCCGAGCGTAAAGCGACGCTGATTTCACTGTACCCGGAAGACGAGCAGGAGGCGGTCGCCAGGACGCTGACGCTGGAGTCCGATCCACTGGTGAAATATCTGGAAGAGAATGCTTATCGGGAGGTGATTTTACGCCAGCGCATCAACGAGGCGGCAAAAGCCGGAATGGTGGCCTATGCCATCAAAAACGACCTTGACCAGCTCGCGGCAAACAATAACGTTGAGCGCCTGGTCATCACCCCCGGAGACGATACCCAAATCCCGCCGGTGGCGGCGGTCATGGAATCCGACAGCGATTTGCGCCAGCGTGTACCGGCCGCATTTGAGGGGATGAGTGTCGCCGGGCCAACCGGTGCCTATGAATTTCACGCCCTGAGCGCCGATGGTCGTGTCGCGGATGCCTCGGCGAACAGCCCGGCCCCGGCTGAGGTGACTATCGCCGTGCTGTCGCGGGAAGGTGACGGCACGGCATCGGATGATTTATTGCTGGCTGTCAGTACCGCGCTGAATGATGAGAGCGTGCGCCCCGTCGGTGACCGCCTGACAGTCGTCTCGGCCGAAATTGTCAGTTATGCGGTCAATGCGGTGTTGTACGTCTACCCCGGCCCAGCGACCGAGCCCATTCTAGCCGCTGCCAAAGCGCAGTTAATCGCCTATATCACCGAACAGCGCCGCCTCGGTCGGGATATTCGTATGTCTGCCCTCTATGCCGCTCTGCATGTGCAGGGTGTCCAGCGCGTCGAACTGCGCGAGCCGCTGGCCGACGTCGTGCTCGATAAAACCCAGGCCGCGTACTGCACCGAAACCAGTGTTGTGATCGGGGGTTCCGATGAGTAATTCGCTGATGGCGACCGGGTCGTCGGTGCTGGAGCAGCGAGCCGCCGCAGCGTGTGCCGTCATCAGCGATTTATCTGTCCCGCTGCGTGATTTGTGGAACCCCTGGCGATGCCCCGTAAAATTTTTGCCGTATCTGGCGTGGGCGTTTTCTGTCGACCGCTGGGAAGAAACCTGGTCGGAAACAGTGAAACGGCAGGCGGTCAGTGACGCATTCTGGATCCACCAACGCAAGGGAACCATCGCTGCCGTCCGCCGGGTGATTGAAACGCTGGGCTATAGCATGACGATCCAGGAGTGGTGGGAAGTCGCCGACCCAGCCGGGACATTCCGCCTTGAAATCAACCTCAATGACATTGGCATCACTGAGTCGATGATAAAAGAGCTTGAAAGAATTATCGGGGATGCAAAGCCGGTCAGCCGCCATATTTCACAGCTCACTTTATCAGCCAGTACCCGAGGTGTTGCCAGTATCGGCATTGCGATATGTGACGGCGAGGTGATTTCTGTATTTCCTCCCGGATATACCCCGGACGACAGTATTTATTACAACGAACAACCTTTCTATGACGGCAATTATTATCATTCCGGAGAATAAAAAATGACATCAATTTCAGAAAAAGCGGGCTGGGATGATATTTACCAGATTAAACGCAGTGACCGGGTGGAAGGTGGGCGTACCGGCGTGGCAAACGTCCAGGCGGAACAGCTCGCCGGGCGCACGTTGTACCTGAAACAGCAGCTTGAATCCTTCTCCGGTCTGCTGGAATCTGGCGAAATGCCTTACGCTTCAGAAGACGAGGTTATCGCGCAGATTCAGGCCGGGAAGATTAAAGACGGTGACGTCTTTTCCGTCCGTTCAGCGAACCCGCTTTACTGGGTGGAAGAGTTTACATGCGCGGGGGGCGTGCCGGTGTCGCGCGGTAAATATCTGCCGTCATCCGTTGCCTTTGAGCCAGTCGTTAAGCCGGGAGATAATGACCCTGACGGGACTATTACCGGCATGAGTATTACCAACGCCGGGCAATTTTTCCGCGTAGCCATTCAGCATGATGATCACGTCGCCTGGAAGATTTACCGCAATACGGGAAACGGCGCTGAGTTCTGGTCAGAGGTCATGGATAAAGCGTACGCTGACCTGTCCCTGCAATATACCGATGACCTGCTGGGCTATCTCAGTATTGATATCAGCCAGCTGACCGGCTCAAATTATATTAATCCGGTCGACGGTTCACTGGTTAATAATCCAAACTGGAAAAACTCAACGTATTTTCCGGTAAAGGCCAGAGAAAAAATTAAACTGACCGCTGTCTGTAATAATGACGGGCAGGCAAATATCGCATTTTACAATAAAGATAAAGCCTTTATTTATGCGGGGCGCACCGGAGCGGCTAATACGCTGGAAACTGCCCGTTTCACTGTGCCGCAGGATGGCTTTATTATTCTCTGCACCCGTACTGCGACCAGTGAAGTATTTGACTGTACAGTGACGGATTTACCGCTGACGGATAACAGCATTGATACCAGGAGCTGTGTCGCAGGTACGGCCACGGCGATGGCCCTCGCTGATAAAAAAGAAACTATTCTCCCGGTGATTGGTGCAACGCGCGAGGGTGTGCTGGCGTCAGGGTTTATTGATAATACCGGTGCGGTGGTGGAAAGTGTCCGCAAATACCGCGCCATGAGCATGAGTGAGGGTGAGACGGCGTTTTATTCCGGATATGCCCGTTCCTCGCTGACGACTGTTGACCAGATTCAGGCGGCTGTTTTCGTGGCTGAGTCCGGCATCGTCGAGATTGTCGAAGGTCTGCCGCGCACGCTGTCTGCGTCCTGCTGGTATTCCGGGCGCTTTACTGCAACACAGGCCGGAACCCTGTATATCAATCTGGAGGAAGACCCGAACAGCAGCGAGGCTCCTTACGGCTATCTCCTGGGGGGCATGCTAAACGACACCATTCTGCACAGCCCGGCTAAGCTGCTGGCCTCTGATGTGGATGCTGTAGTGGTCAGTAAAAAATTACATGAGCGGGATATGTCCGCGATCAAAGCAGGCGGCGCGGCAGTGGACGTTACCGCCGAATCAGAGACGTTGCCAGACAAAGTATTGTATAACAACGGCGCGTATCAGGATTTATCACGGGCATCCTCCGCCGGTCAGTGGTGTACCCGTCTCGCCGCCGTCAGAAAAGGCGATGTGATCCGCTATTACGGTGTATTCAACGAAAGCCCGGTTTCTGTCATCACGTACCTGTCACAGCTGGACGAACAAAAAAACTACGTAGCGGAGCTGCTGTCGCGTGAGTCAAATCTGGGTTATCAGACTGTGGAAGTGACCGCCACCCACGACGGATTTATCGCTATCCGTGTGCGTCTCATTAACACCGACGGCTCACCGCTCACCCATACCATTTCCCGCATCGCCCCTGCTGCGGTTGACGCCAGCGCGTTACTGGCGGAGAAAATGGATACTCAGGACGGGGTAACGAGTACCGCAACGGCGATGGCTATCGCTGCCGGTGGGGAGTCCGTGCAGGCTGTGCCGGGCGCAACGGGCGAAAGTACCCTGGTATCGGGCTATATTGATAACGCGGGCGTACTGGTGAGCAGCGCCAGAAAGCACCGCGCGCTGACTATGAAGGCAGGCGAGACAGCATTCTATAGCGGCTTTTCGCGATCATCGCAGACGACTATCGACCAGATTTCCGCCGTGATTTTTGTGGGCAATTCCGGCGAGGCAGAGATTGTCAAAGGTCTGCCGCGCACACTGGCGGGGTCATGCTGGTATTCAGGTCAGTATGTCGCAGCGGTAGACGGCACGCTTTACATTAACCTGGAGTCTGACCCGAAAAACACCGCCTTACCTTACGGCGCACTACGAGGCGGGACGCCTAACGAAACCATTCTGCACAGTCCGGCAAAGCTGCTGGCTTCTGATGTCGGAACGGTGGTCATCAGTAAGGCATTGCATGAGCGCGATATGGAAGTGATCGCCGCAAACGGTGCCGCCGTAAACGTCACGGACAGCGCCGAAGTCCTGCGGGACAAGGTGCTGTACAGCAACGGAGCCTATCAGGATTTATCTCTGTCTACGGCAGCAGGCCAGTGGTGTACAAAACTGGTTGCGGTCAGGAAGGGGGACCGGCTGCGCTATTTCGGCGTGTTCAATGAAAGCTCGGGGTCGGTGCTGTCGTATCTCTCGCAGCTCGATACTGAAAAAAATTACGTAGCCGAATTGCTGGCGAACGCGCCGACGCCGGGTTATCAGACCGTGGAAGTAACCGCCATTCGCGACGGTTTTATCGCTGTGCGCGTGCGCCTGATTAACACCAACGGCTCCACGCTGACGCACACCATTACCCTTACTGGCCCGAAATATTTTGAGGGCGGTAGCGACCCGATTGTGATCCCCGCATCCGGCGCGCTTTGCATCCCGTCAATGGAGAAACTGCCGGTTAAGCTGGATGCAACATGGCTGTATAACTCCCCGAGTTACCAGCAAAACGGGATCGTGACAGCGGGTGATTATCAGTATGTCGTGTGCATCGCTAAAGGGCGGCTACCACATATTCTCCAGCGCAGTATTTTTGGTGGGCCGTGGTCAGTATTCGACTTGTCCACAATTACGGGGAATCCGTTTGCCTCACCAAATGCCGCCGACGGGCATAACTCCTTTTCCATCGCGGTAACCAAAGACGGTCATATTCTGGTGACGGGTAACGAGCATGTGAATGAATGCCGCTGCGTCATTTCTGCCAGCCCGCATGACATTTCAGCGTGGAATGTTCTGTCGTACACGGACGACAAGGTCACTTACCCGCGCTTTATCCAGTACCCGGACGGTACCACGCAAATTTTCTGGCGGCAGGGTACCTCCGGTAACGGAACGTATTACATGAATACGTTCGATGACAGTACGTTGCTGTTCGGTTCAAAGGCGCTGGTGATTTCCGCGCCGGACGGGGGGAACCCCTACGAGCAGACCATTTGTGTGGATAACAAAGGCGTGCTGCATTTGTGCTGGGGGTATCGGGTCACCTCTGCATCAGCAGATTCGAACAGTGGGCTGTACTACGCGAAGTCAGCCGATAAAGGCCGAACGTTCACGAATGCGACGGGTGATATCAGCTATGCCGTGCCGATTCATTCCGGGAACAGTGAGCGACCCGTTGTCGTCAACCAGGGCAGCGGATACGTCAACCAGAACGGCGCATGCGTGGATTTATCCGGCAACTATCACACGGTGTACTGGCAGCAGGATGAGAACGGGTATACCCAGATTACTCACCTGTGGTTTAACGGCTCGGTGTGGAAAACCGAAACGGTTTCGAATTTCACCTATACGGAAGTGACCAGCGGCTCCTTGCTGAATGGCACGTCCAGCCGTCCGCAAATTGTCTGCACCCGCTACGGAAAAATTTATGTGATTTACCGCACTACCGAGGACGGGCTGGACGGACAAATCAGGGCGATTGACGTCACCACGCCGGGTAAGCCCGTTGATTACCTGCTGACGCGGTTCAACGCAAACCGGACGGAGCTGTCCGTCAACGTCTGGGAGGTGCTGCAAACAGGCACGCTGTCCATGATGCTGTATAACGGCGTTAACCGGGTGGCTGCGAATCTGGAAGGGAAGTATACCGCCGAAAATGCCTGGCTGTTTCAGGCTCAGTTACCATAACGGGAGGGGTGACGATGACTACGAAAAAATATCTTGCGGTGCTGACCCCTGCCGGAGAGATGAAACTGGCGGCTGCGGCGTTAAATAACGAGCCGGTGGGGTTTTCAATGATGGCCGTAGGGGATGGGGGCGGCATACTGCCTGACCCTGTGGGAAGGAGCGCACTGGTTAATGAGCGATTTCGCGCCCCGCTCAACCGGCTGGTTATTGCAGACCGGGAGGCAAATGTTATCCGGGCTGAAATGATTATGCTCCCCCAGGTTGGCGGATTCTGGCTGCGGGAGGCCGCGCTCTATGATGATGAGGGTGTTTGTCTTGCTGTTGCCAGCCTGCCGCCGTCCTATAAGCCGGAACTGGCGCAAGGTTCAGGACGGTTATGCGCGGTTAATATGTGGATCGCTGTCAGCAGGACCAGCGATGTTGAACTGATTGCTGACCCGTCCGTCATCATGGCAACGGCGGAAGAAGTAGACAGAGCAAAAAATGAGGCAAAGGATTATACAGACCAGGTTACAGGCCAGCTCGACACGGATATTCAGCAGATTATTACCGACGCCATTACAGCGGCAAAGCGTGATTTCTGGGAAGACGATAATCCCGTCGGCACCACGCGATTTTTTAATCAGAACGTCAACCCGAATGAAAAGTGGCCCTGGTCGCAATGGCTGTACACCGGCGAAAATAAAACGATCCGCGTCGGCAAAGCGGACGGTTCAGACGTCGGCGCGACCGGCGGCAGAGATACCGTCACGCTTCAGCAGGCCAACCTGCCCGCCGTGCAGATTGACGTGAGCGGCGAAACCAGCGAGCAGGGAGAGCAGAAGCTGACGACCACGCGCAGCGGTGTTCACAATCATGGTGGGGTGGCCGGTAAGGATGACCCGTGGGAAATTGGCGGTGATGTGCGTCAGCTCTTTAACCCGAAAGAGCTGGGTCTGACCGATGACGCCGGAGAGCACGACCACGAAGTCACAGTACCGGAACACAAACACACGACCAGTGGCAAAACCGCCAACCTCGGCGAAGGTAAATCGTTCAGCGTGGTGGAAGCCCACACCCTGCTGATGTGCTGGAGCCGCGTCGCCTGACCCTGTGACGGTCATTCCTGTTGTGCCGTCCCTGCTACAGCGGGGATGACTCGTCACCCCTTCCCCCACGATTGAAAATAATGCTCACCCTTAACCACGGAGTTAAACGGATGAGCGATTTTCATCACGGCGTCCAGGTTGTCGAGATTAACGACGGCACCCGCGTCATTTCCACCGTATCCACAGCGATTATCGGCATGGTCTGTACGGCCAGCGATGCCGATGCCGCCACCTTCCCACTTAATAAGCCCGCACTGATTACCAGCGTGCAAAGCGCCATTGCGAAAGCGGGTACAAAAGGCACCCTGGCCGCATCCCTCCAGGCGATCGCCGACCAGTCGAAACCGGTCATTGTCGTCGTGCGCGTTGCGGAAGGTACCGGCGACGATGCCGAAGCGCAGACTCTCTCTAATATCATCGGCGGCACCGACGAAAGCGGCAATTATACCGGGCTGAAAGCGCTGCTCACGGCGGAGGCCGTTACCGGCGTTAAACCGCGCATCCTTGGCGTGCCGGGTCTTGATTCCCTTGAGGTGGCGACCGCGCTCGCGCCAATTTGCCAGAAGCTGCGCGCCTTTGGTTATATCAGCGCCTGGGATTGCCAGAACATTTCCGAGGCGATGCTCTATCGCGAGAATTTCAGCCAGCGTGAGCTGATGGTTATCTGGCCGGATTTTCTGGCATGGGATACCACGGCGAACGCGACCGAAACCGCCTGGGCGACCGCCCGCGCGCTGGGCCTGCGTGCCAAAATCGACCAGGACACTGGCTGGCACAAAACTCTGTCAAACGTTGGCGTGAATGGCGTCACCGGCATCAGCGCGTCGGTCTTCTGGGATTTGCAGGAGTCCGGCACCGATGCCGACCTGCTTAACGAGGCTGGCGTCACCACGCTCATTCGCAAAGACGGTTTCCGCTTCTGGGGTAACCGCTGCTGCTCCGATGACCCGCTGTTCCTGTTTGAGAACTACACCCGCACCGCGCAGGTTATCGCCGACACAATGGCCGCTGGTCACATGTGGGCGGTCGACAAGCCAATCACTGCCACGCTGATTAAAGACATCGTTGCGGGTATCAATGCGAAATTCCGCGAGATGAAAACGGCGGGATACATCGTCGATGCGACCTGCTGGTTTGATGAATCGGCTAACGATGCGGCGACCCTCAAAGCCGGGAAACTGTATATCGATTACGACTATACGCCGGTTCCCCCTCTCGAAAACCTGACGCTACGCCAGCGCATTACCGATAAATACCTGGCGAATCTGGTGTCATCGGTTAACAGCAATTAAGGAGCCCTGACCAATGGCAATGCCGCGCAAGCT